AATAGAACTCACCACAAACATCGTATATTTTTTGCATTTCCTCTTTATCCCATCCGTTTAAACAAGATATGTTTCTCAAATTATCAGGGGTTAATTTAAGCTTCACCGCCTCTTTACTCAATGCTTCTAAAACTTCCTCGTTTGTGGCGGGAATAAAATGATCTCCTTTCCAAAATCCTATATCGTTGTTCCAATTGCCATCATAACAAAAACCATATTGTGAGTAGTTACCGTATTCTCCCGAAAAACAAAACATAAGCTTTCCTATATCTGGTCTTTTATACCACTTCCCAACTTCCAACGCATTCTCAAACACCTCAGGAAACGCTTCTTTCAAAGTCATTCCCGCATTTTTTTTAATAAATTTCTTTGTTAGTTTCATAATTTGTTTTTATTATATAATTCATTTGCTTTTTCAAGTGCTGCGTTAGTTGCTTCGGTGCGTGAATTAAACGCTTCGTAATCACAACTACTTAAAAAAGAGTTGTCAATCGCTCTTATTTCTACTCTAAAATCTTTTGAAAATGGTATCGCGGAAATATTTATATAAATCCCAACAAAATCAAAGAACTCGATTACAAGTGCGTTTTGGAATAATTCCGGCAATTCGTAAAAACCCATCTCAGTTCCTCTTCTTTCACTTTGAAAAAAAATAAAAAAATCATCTTTACATTTCCCTGTTAGTTTCATATCACTTCTATTTTAATAATTAATCCATCCTCTTCAGCCAACACTTCCAAACGCTGCAAAGAAATGATTCTTGTGCCGTTTAACCAACGATCTAATGTTCTTTGCAGTATCTTGTGTTTAGACAGATAATCTTTCTTTGTAAGTCCTGATTTTTTGATTAGGGAGAATAGCAGTGTTTGGTTTGTGGTCATAGTAAATTATTTAGTATCGCAAAAAATTCCGCATTCATAAGATTTTATTTTTCCGCCTTTAGCATCTTCTGGCAATTCGTCAAGGAATATTCTTTTTCCTTTTAACTTCACAAGTCTGCATTTTATTTGCTTGCTTTGTTCGGCACGTTGTTTAAAAACTTCGGGGAATGTTTTTCTTACCAAATTCCAATAAGTTGGAGAACTTGATTTAACACATCCTATGCAGTTGGCATTTGGATAGCCTAATTTATATATCGCTGGCAATTCTATACCGGCATCTTCTAGTATTCTAAAACAATCACCTTTACTTAGTTTTTCGTCAATTAAAACTGGCAAAACATTAGATCTTTCAAATTTAATAAATCTTTCGTGTCTTGAGATTTCGTCAATAGTAAATCCTAAAACGTGAAAATCAATATTATTTTGCAATTCAAAATCATAACGAGCTTGTTTTTTTAATAACTGTGTGCAGGGCGCGCCTTTTATTCCACTTATGTATTTTCTTTTATCAAAAACGTCTATTATTGAATTAGAAGTAAAGTTTTTATTTCCTGCGCTAATTATTTTAATTCCAATCCATTTTTCAACATCTTTCAAAAATCTTAAATTATCTGAATGCTCTTCTTTTACTGGATTGTTTACGATTAAAATATTATGAGTTTCATTATATTTTTCAACTGTTTTTTTTGCCTCTACCGCTGAAGCTGCTCCACAACTAAACCAGACCGCAATCGTTTCTTTTTTCATAATTTCTATTTTTCTTCAAAGATACAACTAATTTCAATATAAAAGACCGTTTAGGACTTAATACATATTCATTCTAAATAAAATATCCTGCAATTTTCTCCCCTTATCATAATCCCCAATTTTAAACGCTTCTTTAATTTCTATTTTTAATTGTTCTGGGCGTGATGCGATTGGTTGGTATTTGTCGCATTTAGGTAACGAACCGACCTTACAACTTTTTTGACAATGCTTACAAATTATCATTTACTATGTTTTTAAATTGTTCTAAACCTCTAACTAAATAATATTCAAATCCCAATAATTGTACGTTGTTTTGGAATTTTATTTGTACTTCGCTTTGGATTCCTTTTTCAACTTTTACTTCAATAAAAATACATTTATTATTTAGTAAAACTATCAAATCTGAAACCCCAGCCATTTGCCCAGTAAGTTTTAAATTTTTAGCTTCCAAAATGTTTCTTGATCCACCGTTTGGAACTGCAAAAATTAATCCTTTGCCTTTAATTTGGTATTCGTTTTTAAACCAAATTATCATTTTTTGTTGTAATTGTGATTCTGTCATAGGTAATGTTTTTTAGGGTAATATTTTTATTTTAAAAGAGTTTAGAAAATATATAAAAATTCATAATATGCGTAATATATGTAAAATGAAATTATTTGTAGAAGTTTATAATAAATTTACATTACCTTATTACCTTTGGGTTTAAGTCTTATTATCATTGGGCTTAGGAGGTAATATTTTTTTATTACCTTTTTATTACCTTATTACCTTTTAGCCTAAAAAGGTGGCTCATTACTTACATTTTGATTAAATACAGGTTCGCAAAATAATTTTAAACCAAAAACTACTTTTCCGTTTCTTTTATAAGATTTGTAAATTATTTTGTTTTTTGTAAGTATATCCTTAATATCATATTTTGAAATATTAAAAGACATTACCGCATTTAGCTTGTGCAAAATTTGACCTTGGTTTAAAATCTGTTCCTCGGTGTGCTTTCCGTTTTCTTCCAAAGAATAAGTGTCAAAAAATATTTCTTCAACCGGCATAACTTCAAGATTAAAAGATGTATTACTTTTCAAATATTCAATATCTTCGCTGTTATAAATTTTCCAATCGAAGTCTTTACGGTATAAATCAAACACTTCACGCCATAAATCATCTGTATTGATTTTTATCATTCGATCATAATCGATACTTTCAACATTAATAGGTAAAATACGTCTATTTCCCGTAACATCTTTTAAAACATCACGCTCATTACTTGTGCCACATAAAGAGGCTTTACGTTTCATTTTTGAATAAAAAGCTGAATAAGGCAATCTTATGTCAATTTGGTTTGCATCGGCTATTTTTTTAAAGTCTTTCACGTCCTTTGTTGCTAAGCCTCCAAACTCATCATCTAATACTAAAAGTCCTTTTACAAGGTTGTAAATTGAGTCTTTGTCCTTTGCGTCGATCCTATGTTCAATTAGATATTTCCTTAAATCTTTTGGAAGTAAGTTTCTAAAAAAAGAAGTTTTTCCAGTACCTTGTTTTTGGCCGCATAAAACTAATGTTAAAGGGCTTACTTTTGTTTCGTGATGTGGACTAATCCAGTTATGAACCGAACCAATAAGCCACTTTTTAAAAGCCCAACGGTTGTAGTCTGAATTTGGGTAAATGCAATCTGCATATTTTTCGATGTTTCCGGCTTCAAACTCTTTATTACTGAAAAACTCGTTTAATGGATTAATAACTTGTGTTGCCTCGCTATTTATCATATCTCTAACGTCCGACTTATTTATGTTAAAATCTAGGCAATTTTTAGCAGAAAAGTAAATCGAATTTAATTTTATATCGTCTAAAATTTTATCATTTATAAAGATTTCATTTGTGATTGAATCCCTATATGGGTTGTAATTTTCGTGAATAAAGTTTTTTAACTGGTTTACTTCGGTTTCTTCACTCTCAACTTGCAAATCAATCTTTGAATTAATAATGTCTAAAATTAATTCATCTCCCGGAACTTCTAATTTTAAAACCTCAGTAATATGTTTTTTTACACTTTCAATTGTTGGCGTGCCTTGTGTTTTTTGCATTGCCACCGTTGCGATAGTTTTCTTTGTAAGTTCAGAATAGACTTCTATTCCTTCACTTTTTACGTAATGATAAAATGTGCCTATTGTAATATTTCCACCTTTGCAAAAGTTTTTATAATGTTTTTCAATATCTTTTTCAACATATTTTGAACCATTTTGACAAATTGCCTTGAAATAGTTTAAGCCAGAATCGCCAAACTTTGAACCGATAGCAAAACCAATATCGCAATATCTTTTATAATCATCTTGACAAAGATCAATGCCTTTTAATTTATCTATAATTTGGCTAAAATCATCTTGAACAAATATAAAATCTTTCTTTACTATTTTTTTTTCTTTTGTTTTTGCGATAAATTTAACCGCTTTTTCATTTTGGAAAATATATGGGTCATAAGATAAAAAACGCAAACGGTTTTTATTTTTGCAACTTTGGTCAATCATAATATTGAACGTATCCCAGTAATATTGTCCAATTTCGTTAAACGATTCTAAAAATTTGTTAGGATTAATTTTTATAAATACACATAATCCATCACCTCCAAAAGAACGGTGAGAAACAAAAGTATATTTATCCTCATTAATTTTATTTAGCAATTGTAAATCTACGTTATCGTCAATATCAATAACTATTAAACCGTTCAATTCTAAAATGTTTGAAGCGTTTTTACTGCCTTGGTTCATAACCGCTGATCCTGTAATAACTGGCATTTGATTTTTAAGTTCCTTATATTTTTGAACGTCTTTTTTAACCGAACGAGCTGTTAAAACTAAATCCTGATACTTTCCATTTTTTACAATGTCGATATAATTTTCTAAATCAATATCGGTTTTGTTAAGGTCTTTTATATTTTGGTAAAAGCTAAATTTCATATTTTTTCTTTTTAGTATCGATTAATATTTTTTCGCAAACGGTATTGTATTTTGTATGTTTCCCGTCTTTCAAAATAGATCCTAATATTTTGAAAAACAATGGTCTTAAAAATTTATTAAATCTCATTTGGAAATTTCCTTTATTTTCGTGCCAAATAAAGTCATTAAATGGGAGGTCTAATTTACATAAAAAATTAATCCACTTCATTCTTAAAATCTTTAATGTTTCAAATTTAGAATGACCCTTAATAATATGAAATTCTAAATCTAAAGTAGGGGGTAATATTTTATTTTTTTGTCCTTTAATCACAAACTCCTTTTGTTCAACTTCTTCCGGTTTTTCTTTTTCTGGAATTTCACACCCGCAATTAGGACAAATTTTGTCTTTTTTCTCGAAGTTAAAGCCGCACTCTTCGCATTCGTAAATGTCTTTTAAGTATGATTTTCTTTGTTTATCAAAAAATATCTTTTTCCAATCACTATCAAAACTAAATATTCCGTGTTCTTCATTATTATTGCCTCCATCGATTAAAAGGAAATAAGGCTTTTCTATTTTTGAAGTTTTACGAGCTCCACGGCCAGCTATTTGAATCCATAAAGAAAGGCTTTTTGTTGCTCTTGCCATTAAAATAACCTCAACATCGCAAACATCAAAACCTTTTGTAAAACATCCGGTATTAATCAAAACAGCGTCTTGAGTAGTTCTAAACCATTCTACAATATCATCGCGCTCATTTGGATTGTTATTTACGCTGTCGTATGTTTTTACGTTTTTATCTTTGAAAAGTTCAGCATAAATTGCATTAGTTTCAGTTGAGGAAGTGAAAAGTAAAGTTTTTTTACCGTCGCATAATTTATCAAAAGTTTTGCGAAGTGCAGCTTTATAGGTTTCACTTTGGAAAACTTCTTTTAAACTGCTTGCCGTAAATTCCCCACTGGCATCTGTTTTTAATCCTGATGAGTCAAAATCAATATACTCGTTTTTTTCTGGTATTAAATAGCCGTGTTCCATTAACCAACTTATAGGCTTGCCGCATACAATATCATCGTACCATTGTGACATCGTTTCAACTTCTGAATATTCATCATCGATCTTGTTTCGTTTTAACCTTACCGGGGTTGCTGTAAATCCAATTCGTTTGCAATTTGGTAAAAATTCAAATAGTTTATTAAATTCCCAAATGTGGCACTCATCAATAATACAGTATTGAAACAAAGGCATTTTTTTACGTCTGTTCCATAAACTTTTTACCATTGCAACAATGATTTTGTTTTCTGGTATTTTTGTATTTCCTGCCAAAATACATCCAACGTCAAGCCCTTGCTTTTTAAAAGTATCAAAAGTTTGATTTACAAGATCAATACTATCAACTAAAATTAATGTCTTTGAATCTAAAATAGATACTAATTCTGTAAAGACTACTGTCTTCCCTCCGCCTGTACTTAGCTGGCAACAAACTGAATCTACTTCTTTTATTTTTTGTAGTATTTCATCAAGAAATTCTTTTTGATGTGGGTAAAGTGTTTTTTTCATAATCCTTTACATTCTGCACATTCAAATAAATCATCTTGAATATTATAATTTTCATCAACCATAGGAAATTTTTCTTTCATTGGTTTTTTTTGTCCGCAACCATCACAAATAAATGTTTCTTCCATAATACATAAAATTAAAAAATCCCTATAAAATCGAAAGCCTCTCACCGCTTTGTCATTTATAAGGATTAGTTATAATTTCTTCAATTGGGGTTAATTTGAGAGCCAACTATAAAGCAAATATACAAAATTATTTAATACCCCAATTAAAATAATCTAGCTTTTTTTGAATTTCTTTTAATAAAATTGGATTTTGTCCAGATACTAAAAGTTGTTTTCTTTGTTTTTCTAAATCATCTATACTAGTTTTTTTATAATCGTCACATTCAATCCTTCCAAATTTTTTGCAAATATTTTCGCAATGTTTGCATAGTACTTTCATATAATTACTTCATTTATTTTTCCTTCAAGTAAAATAAAACTAAAAAATTCATTGTTAAATTTCTTATATTTTATCGCTAAAACTTTTTTATCTTGAAAGCTTAGTTTATATTCTACAACCTCGCCTATTTGTGCGGGTGCAGGATTCAAAATCCCTCCTGTTGGCTGTTTAGTTTTTACTTTACATCCTATTATTATTTCAATTCCGTTTATATCTTTCATTAATAATTAGAATGGATTTCTGGTAATTTGTCTCCATAAGTATAAAGCAATTCACTTATTTTTAAATTTGCTTTTTCCAATACTAATTCAAAACGATTTCCAGAATATTTTGAATTAACAAATCTAACTCCTTTAACTGAATTATTTACCGTTAATTCAAAAACATAAGGCTCACTTTTCTTTAATTCAGAATAAAAGTCTTGCAGCAATATTGGAAAAACTAAGTGCTTTATAATTTCAATATCTTTATCTTTTAAAACTTTGCTCTTATTAAATAACGCAATGTGTTTATCCGTTATGCTTGACAAACAATGTTCAATAGCTAATGGAAATGATTTTATGTGTTTTCCGTCTACTAATAATTTTACATTTCGTGTTGATTTTTCAAATGTTATCATTTTTCTTTCTTTTTTAAAATTTGTAATTTCTTCAAATCCAATCCGTGCGTAATTATATACATATCACGACATCGTACCGCTTCAATTTGGTCTGTAAATGAACCGCAATGATGGTTATTAATTGTTGCTATCCAGCGTTGTTTTTGTCTGTTCCAGTTTATTCCTTTATATTCTTTCATAATGATAATTGTTTTTGTAATGTAGGAGTTATTAATGGTTTGTATTTTATAATGTCTTCGATTATAGGATGTTCTTTTCCGTTTGTATTATTCCAAATAAAATAATTTGGCTTTGATTTATATATACAAATCTGAACGTTATCTTTATTTATAATCTCGAAAGATGACTTATTAGTTATTTCAGCACCTCCTAAATCAAAATAATTACACTCAACCCCCTCAAACAAACATCTTTTTTTAGCTTTATTATACCGTTCAATCTCTTCAAAATATTCAACATTATTTGGATAATCTTCGTTTATTTCTTCTAATACGTTTCCATTTTCATCACAAGAAACAAACATCCATAATTCTAAAGGTTGTTTTAAGAATTTAGCATAATTACAAACGTTATTAGTAAATTCTTTAAATCCTAACCCTGCACGGTCAAATTCTTTTTCTTGTTCTAAAACAAATTCAACCATCGATATTAATCTATTTTTTTCCATAAGTTCTCTTTTTAAATTCCTCAAAACTTTCTTCTATTTCCGGGATGTTCATTTTACTTTCATAAATCAAATATTTTATTTTTCCAGTATAAAACAAATTATCAACAATCAACTCAACTTGAAAATCATCATAATAATTTATTCTACCTTTTTTATGAACTGGAACTATGTTTAATCTTTGAATCGCTATATACACTATTCCCCAAGTCGTTCCGCAAATTTTAGATATTTGTTGGGGTGTTTTCAAAATATTGGTGGTTGTGGTTTTTGGATTAATTGGTAGTGAGTTGCATTTTTTAAAATAAAAGTATGGTTTGATGAATGAATATATATTTTATCAATTTCCCCATTATTCATAATAACCCAGCAAAACTCATTTTGAAAATATTTAATTTGTTCCTCACTTTCAATCTTAACCCAGCCATTGTTATCGCTTTCGTTATAATCATTGATTAACTTTGCTAACATATACGTTACGTCATTCGTTTTCATTCTTGGATATTTTATAGATTCTTTGTTTAAATCTACAATGACCTGTGTAATTTTTTCTTTTAAAGTCATAATTATTTATTTTTCAATTTATCATATCCAATTTCATACATTTTTTTTAAGTCAATCTGAAATTTTAATTCTTTTTCTATTTCCTTTAAACGTTCGTGTAACGCTTCGTTTTCTTCGTTTAGTTCCATTCCTAAGGTAAAGGAAATATATAATGCAATGAGTGCTAAAAATAGGAATATTGCGAGTATTAGGGTTGCTAGTATCATTTGTAGTAAGTTGGAGTTAATAAATGGATCGTAATAATGACAATAATTGTAATTGTCCAAAAAATTGCTGTTTTCATAATGTTGCTTTTTTGATTAGTTGTTGTATTTTGTGAGATAACATTTCTTCTGCTTCTGCTTTGGTATCGCTTTCTAAATATGATAACACTTCTTGAAGTTGCGCTAACATTTCCGGTGCTGCTGCAATTAATTTTGCGTTGGCTTCTTGTGTTTCTCTATCTTTAGCGTTGTAAAGTGTAAATACTGCCCAGTCATCTGTATTGCTATCTCCAGCCTTTATTTCAACAATAGTGGTGCTTTTTATATATTCCAAATCTGCTATCCACTCTCCTTTTGTTCCTTTAAATTCCATTTTTCTCTATTTTAAATTCAATATTTAATGTATAGCCAAACGATTCAGCCATTTTTTGCAAGGTTTCAACTTTGCAGTTTTTACGTCCGTTTTTCCAGTCAGTAATCATTTGCTTTGGAATTTTGAAACGTGCTGCAAATTGTGTTTGGGTAAGTCTTGATATGTTAAGTAGGTCTTGGAATGGTTTTGTTGTTTTCATTTAGTTAAAATTTTTGCAAGTTTTGTCGCAATACATTTTTACTTTTTTATCTCTATATTCTTCAAGAGAAATCGTAATTATATCATAGCCCTCTTTTGAGTGTTTTGCAAATTTTTTATGACTGTCATTGTCCATTGTATGAACTACTGAAACCATAATAGCATTTTTACATTCTGGGCAAACTGCCATTTTAATTTTTACTTCTTCGTCCGGTATTGTTTTCATAATTTCTATTTTTTTAGTGATTTTCAATATTCAAAGATAAACAAAATAACAGCACGGTACAACAAAAAAGTGTACTTATGCTGTTATTTATATTTGTTCTAAATAAGATTAAAAAGGCAAGTCATCAGATTCTGGTATTTCCGGACTGTTTTCCGGGATGGGTTCGCTTTCTTTTTTCTCGCTTATTTTAAGATTTCCAAAATAGATTTTATCCTCTTTTGCAGCATCTTTAAACGATGTTTGCATACTTGCATCGTTCCCGTAATTATCTTTCTCATCGTTAATCCAAACGTTTAAATTTAAATAAATTTTTCCGTTGTCGGCTCTTGAAAAAGCTTTGTTTCCTGCTTTTGCAAGTTCTAATAATTTTGTGAAGTCGATACTTCCATAAAGTAATTTGCTCATAATTTTAAAATTTTAATTGTTCTAATTTTTCGTCTATTTGTTCTTGTAAAATAATTGCTTCTTTTTTTGCCATTGATACCCAGTCTGAAATTGGCTTAATAACTGGTTTTGCCTTTGTCCCTAAATCAATTAAACTATCCCTTGTAAGTTCTTTTACAAAAATAGACTTGAAATTGTTTTCCGGGCGATAACTGCAAAAGTAATGTTTTTCTAATTTAGGATTAACCGTGAAATAGTGCAGGCATTGGTGTATATTATCGCTTGGAATTTCATTTGTCAAAATAGTTTTTAAATGTTTCTTTGCGGCTGGACATTTTATTTCCGCACTTATCGTTTCGCGTTCTGTTATCCCGTCAGGCGAAATGCCTAATAATGGTATTTCTTCGCATTGCAACCATCCAACTTCTTTTAGTTCAATTCCTAAATAAGCATTTAAGGCTTTACGTGCTTCTGGCTCGAGTTCATTTCCGCGTATCATATCGTAACTTTGGAAGCTTTCTTGTAAATCGAAGTCCTCTACTAGTTCAGATAATACATCTTCTAAAAGAGTATCGGATTTAATAAATAAGCCTTTTGATAAAGTACCACCGATTTTTCCGTAACGTACTTTGTGCCATTCCTCGCTGTGTTGTATTATATCGTATCTTGCTATCATTATTCTAATTTTGAGTATTCGTAAATAGTTTTCAATTTATCATAAGTATTTATTTCTAATACTTTTTCAGGATATACAAATCTTAGTGTATTTTTTATATCTGAAATTCTTTTATCTGAATAGGTTTCGGATAGTTCAAAAATTAGATTTATTAATCTTTCACAACTCCCGCCTTTTGAAGTATCATTAAAAGCCTCTTCAATATCTGATTTTAATTCTTCTATAAAATTTCCCATTATTTCAAAGTAGTTTTTAAAGATTCTTTTAATGAAATTACGGTTGGTAAATTCTTTTCGTTTGCGTTTAATTTACCCCAGTTAGTTTGAAGTTCAGCAATAGTTTTTGAAGCGTTTAAAATAGCTAATGCATTCACATCACTAATAACTGTTTTAACAACTGGTTTGACTTTAATTCCTCCCGTAACTTTACCCATCATTTTAATGCTTGGATCAAAATACAAATCAATTTGTAACCCCTTCCAATTTGGTAACATTCTACTTTCAGCAGCCGTACATCCAAGTTTTTCTTTTACGATGTCATTGATTATTTTACGATTTCCAGAATTAGCAACCATTGGCTTAACACCCTCTACAAAGTCGATAAAATAGCCATTGGTCTTATTTCCTGATACGTCAACATTTGTATCGTAATACGCTTCTTTTATGGTTAAAATACAATTGCCTTTATCGGTTACAATTGCATCAACATCGATACCCGCTAAATGCGTAGATTTTCGATATTTCATACTGTCAATTTCTGTTTCTTTCATAATTTATAAAGTTTTTTTAATTGTATTAATACCATATTTGGCGATGTTTCAAATTCTAAAATAATTGCTTTTGTTTTATTTATTTTAGATAATAGTTCTTGATTCCAATCTTGTTGTTCTTCGAGTTCTGTTTGAGGTGTGCATTCGGTTTCGTCGATGTTTGCAGGATTGTCGTTGTTGAATGTTCCTTGGATGTAGTCGTCTGGGTTCATTTTGTATTTTTTAAAAGTTTGATAAATTCTTGTTCTGTGATTTCTATTTTGTGTTCTGAATTGTAAAGAATTATAAAGCCGTCACCTGTACTAAGCAGCGTGTAATATAGTTGATTTCCATATAGTTCATCATAATCAAAGTCTTCTTTTCCTTTACTGTAAGGCAACCCATTATCAATACATAATTGTTTCATTCTATCGCATTGTTCCTGCGATTCCATCACTACATAAGTGTTATATATTGTTTTCATAATTTTGATATTATTTTTTCCAATTCATCAATTCTATTCAACACATTTAAAATAGTAGTTGAGCCGTGCAAATCCTTTTGAATAAACGCATTTAAGCACGTTTTTAAGTTTGGATAATAAAAGCGTTCAGTAGATATATAATCGCCTTTCTTTTCGCTGTTTTTGTTTTCTTTAAATACTAAAATAGCGTTGTTTTCGTCGAACTCAATTGAGTAATTTTTTGTTAGTATCATATCTCTTAATTATTAGCAACTATATGAAACGCTCGAACCATTCTAGCGTTGTCGTTTATGCGGACGTTTTTAATTCTAATCATCCAAGCGTAAAATCTTTCTGTATTGCTCATATCTTTTCAAAATTTATAATTACTTTCATTCCGTTTTCTTTGGCTATGTTTTGCAAAGCTTCAATTTCTTTTTGGTAGTTTGGTTGGGGTTTAAGGCGGTATTCTGTTTCGGAATTGTCGATATAACACAACCATTCTTTAGTGCCCTTAGTTCTGAATTGAAGGTCTGTTAATTCAAAAACTTTCTCTACTTCAACATCACACGCTTCTAAAAATATATTTGCGTCGAATGTTTCGTGGATTTCAACGTCATGCAGTATCCTTGTATTTCTAATTTGAAATTCTCCCAAATAATCATTTGTCAAATATGGATATCTTTCAAAATTATAAATATCTGTAATATTAGATAGCTTATCCTTAATACTGTCAAATTCTTCCTGCGTGCATTTCATTGCAATTGGTCTCATAATTGTTTTTCTTTTAATTTTGTTAATACTAAATCTTTGTGTTTTTCTGGGATGTTCCAAAAGCTCCCGAACCAATGGTTGTACAAGCTTAAAGGGCTTGTTTCAACTTCTTTGCTTAGTTCAGTACAAAAGCCTTTTTTGTCTTTTAGCATTTTGTATAGGTGTTTGATTTCTTGCATGGTTATTTTATTTTGTTACGTAAATCTGAAATATTTACAATTAATTTATTTGAAATTGAATTAGGCAAAAATATAAATGCTTCTGGGAAATTTTCTTCAACTCTTTTGTAAGTTCTTAATCCAAATAATGCGGTTTCAATTTCAGAATGAAGTTTTTTATATTCTAATTTCTTTTTGTCGATTTCATTTATTGACTTTTGCAAAATAACGGCATCTTTTTCATTTGGTTGAAAAGAACCATTGATACATGGCAATTCTTTAGAAGAAGTTACGCTTTTCCAATCAAAACCATTCCCTGATAATTGAAAACCGCTTCTTGTTCTAAAATAATTTGGATATTTTTTAAATAACTCAACAACTTCTTTAGGAATTGTTTTTAAGTAAATTTCGTCAAATGTTGATTCTAATTTACTTCTAAGATTTTTTATTTCTAAAGCTTGTTTAGATAATAATTTTTCAGCTACTTCGGTAGCAATTGTTTTTGTAATGTTCATAATTTCTAATTGTTTTAAATTGTTCAACAAATATACAACCTATTTTATAATATACAACAACAACAACTTAATTTATAATCATTCTAAACTGTCACAACAATAACTATTGTATTGATATATTTTGTAGATTTGTTGAAATGTAACTGCTGTTATGCCTAGTACGGCAAAAGTAAATATTAACAACAAAAATAAATATGAAAATTATGAGACATTTTGTAAACAAAGATAAAATATTAGAAGCTTATATTACAGAGCCTTACGCAAATAGCGGTGAAAGCTGGGATATTAGCAGTTCTAAAGGGTGGGAGGTTGTGTTAACGATGGGATATCTACAAGACGGATATCCAGAAGAAAGCATTTGTGATAAATGTACAGGATGCGGAACGTTTAAATTAAATAACGAAGATGCTGAATGTGTAATAGATTATGAAGATGGTCAATGTGTAACTAGGTATTTTGATGCAGAAGAATTTGGATTAGAAGTTGAAACTTGCTTAGACGATATTTATGAACTTCTTTATGTCGATAATGTTGAGTAACATTACTGGTAACGGTTCGTGGCTATAATTTCGGCGTGGTGAAAGCACAAGACCATCTTTCGGATAAGCCAAATTACAAGGACACAGACAGAATTATAAATTAAACACTAATAAAAACGCTGAAATATAGCCACTGTTATAGGACGGCACTAATTTACACTAATTATGAGAACAATAAAATTTAGAGGAAAAAGTATAGATAATGAAAAATGGATTTATGGTGGATTTTTCAATTCATCTGAGGAAGAAGGATTCGTAAGTTATGTTTTTGACAATATAAATGGCGCTGAACCTGTTGAAATTAATTCTATTGGGCAATTTACAGGGATGAAAGATAGAAATGGAATTGATATTTACGAAGGTGATATTATAAATTCAGGAACAGGAGAAATATTATGGTGTGAATTAGAATCTATGTTTAAAGTAAAGTGGCACGGTGAAGTTTTTAAAAGGATTAGAGGTCAAAATGATAGATATACATTGAATGGAGAACCTTTATTTATGAATGCGCATATCGCTTGGGAAGTTATCGGAAACGTACACGAAAATCCGCAACTATTATCGACTCCAACCGCTGTCCTATAACTATTGGCTAACACTCATAAATGTATTACAATTATGAAAAACTATCCTAAAACAAAGGTCATACGTATTTCAGAAACGCAATTGTTGACACTTCAAAAAATGAAGTCTTATAATGTTGATGTCGGTCAATTTATTCGTGATGCAATATCAGAAAAAATAAAAAGAGAATATTTAGAATTAATTCCAAGGCCGGAAAAAATTAAATGCCTGTTTTAAATTTAGGCAAATAAAACCATAAAAACACAAATAAGCAAATAACAAAAACTAAACCGATCCATAAAAAGTCATTATTCTCTCGAGTAGTGGCTTTTTTCTTTTCAATTGTAATGGTTTTGGTGATGTTGCGATTTTTCCATTTTTCAATAGTAGTACTTTTATTATTTGAAATAATCGCATTCTTATATTCCTTGCCTTCAATAACCATCGGTTTTAGGTTATCAAATGGCTTATAAGTAAAAGTATTACCTAAAACTATTTTCGAGCCTTGAGAGTAGCTATTTTCAATTACAATATTTTCGTGTTGCTGCGTGTCGGTTTTACGCGTTCCGCAACTTGTCAATAGCAATAGTATAATAATAGCTAAAATTGTCGATATTTCTAAGGAATGTTTTTTCATGTTATATATGCTTTTCAAAGAATTTATTAAAATTTTCACCTGTAAAATCAATTGCTATAAAACTAGGTTTTTCTATTTTAAATATCCCGTTGTTATAAATTGAAAGCCTATTTATCTGCGAATGAGTTGGCATTTCTTTTGAGTAATATTCTTTAAAAGAATTTACCGCAAATTCAAATAAACTAAATGCTTCCGGTTTGAAATGTTTCACGAAATCCATTTTTGATTGCTTAATTTCAACTATGCAATATAATTCATTAAACATAATTAACCCTACGTTTATTCTTTCGTGTAATCCTGTGTTGAAATATAATATTGATATGTATGTTTTCATAATTCAAAGATAATAAAAAAATGCTCACTTATATATTAAATGAGCATCAAACTACTTACTAGTTTTATCGTGTTGAAGTCTTAATATCTACAAATCCCGCCTTTACTACCAAATAAATACCAAGATATTTTATCGTATAATTTTGCTATATTTTTCATATAATTGTTTTCTATGTTCAAGTCCGTTATAACCTCCGTTAATTCTCTTTGTAATTCCTTTTATATCGTCTTTATCGGCTAATTCATTCAATCCTTTCAAATCCCAAAACCATAACGCACTAATCATTGCATTTGCTTCCTCTAAAAGTAAATCAGGATTCCTAATAACGTCTAAATCAGTATCTATTAACAAATGAAAATAATTTTCTTTGCCTGTAATTTGGATAAATCCACGACCTCTATATTTCCAACCTTCGCCGCTTGCTTCGTCACCATTGCCTATACGGTTAGAATAAACTCGATTTGCTATTTTTTCGGGTTTATTTGCGTAAACTTCCGCGCTTAAATCCCCAAAATATTTTTTAAAAGTAGTTAACAATCCTTTTTTAGAATAATTCAAATTTTCGCTAATTGGTTTTAATCCGCTTTCGTGTTCGATTTGCGCCATAAAATGCGCGATTCTTAACGGTGTGTTAAGTTCATATTTTTCAAATAGTGATTTATATTTTTGTTGAAGTGTCATTTTATTTATTTGTAAATAACCATAAAAAAAAACCAATTATCGCGGAAATTAAACCTTTGGCAACAAACTTAACGTTATCCATATTTTCATCAATAGACCTTTGTTTATCTTCCAAATCATCAACTTTTTTTTCTAATGATTCCAGTACGTGAATAACTCCTTTTTTATTTGTTAGTTCAGTTCCTGTAAGTAGATTTCGTATGTCTTTTGTTAGTTCTTTTACATCACTTAAATCTGATTTATAAACTTTAAAATGATTTTCTAAGCGATCAACTTTTTCTTCTAAAATTCTATCCTGCATAATCTTTGGGGTTTTATTCAAAAGTACAAAAAAATTCCCACCATTTTAAAAGTGGGAATGATTTAATTTTATTTTGCGGTGTTGTCTTTAGCTACACCAAATCCTATCGCGGTTGCAATAGTGGCGATTGCTGTTCCGACCTCTGCTGTAATCCAACCCATAGCAGTTGCAATTCCAATTCCTGCTACAATTAATGCCGCTAGGTTCGTTTTCCAATTTTTCATATTTATCAATTTTAAAGTTTAATTTCAAAGTCAACCCCGTAAATAGGATTTTTTGCTATATCGTCCAATAATATAAGACGTAAAACATAATCATCTAAATCATCGCCTGTTAATGTTGTTGGATTTGCTAATAATAAAGCTTTTCTTTGTGCTTTATATTCTGCAAATGTTTTAGTGTATAATAATATTTGAGGCGTACCGTCCCTATTTTTATGCACTTTATAACTTTCATTTTCTAATCCTTTATTCAAAACCAACGTATCAGTAGTCTGAAAAGTTATAGTTTTAGTTTCGCTATCTCTAAAAGATTGTTGGATTTTGATTTGAACAAATTCCTCTAAAATTCCGTTACGGTCGTGTAAAAGAATTGCTTTTGTTTTTGATATTACTTTCATATTTGTCGTCCTAAAGTTGTTTGATATGCTTGTACTGCTGTGTATAAATTTGCCGCTTCGGTGTCATCTAATCCATCGCCTATTGTTGCAAATGCGCATTCTCTAACGGATGGGTAATTTCCATTTCCATTATATCCAATTAATGCTATTTGAATTGTCGATAAACTTACACTTGTAACCGTGTCCGTGTTTATTATAGATGAATTTCGATATAACTTAATTGTTGTTGATGAAATCCTACTTGCTATAAAATAAGCTGCCATATTAACACTTGAAACACTTGAAACTTGTGCGTTATTAACTGCCCTATATGATGTTCCATTGAAATTAGGTGCTATAAATAAGGCGTTTGAACCCGGTACTCCCATTTCTACTGAATTTCCAGGAGTATTGTCTCTTGAATAAAACGATATATGCGTACTGTTTAAAGATAATACAGAATTCGGTATTAAATTAGTTACTGCGATGTTTGAACTTCCGTTTCGTTTTAGTCCAGTTGATGAATTTACCAATAAATCAACGTTTGATAAAACAAAAGCAGCCGCTAAATCTCTTGGGTCTTTTAAATTAAATTTATGAGTGAATGCAGTACCTCCTATAATTGGATATATAGCTTTCATTTTAGTCCACAATCCATAGGATTTTAAGTCTAAAACTAACTGATTAATTGCACTTTTATGTATTGGATTTGTAAGTCCAGCGGCTGTTATAAATGCTTGCGCATCGGCATCATAAGCTACGCCTGCTTTATGTTCGAAATTCTGCCTTACAAATAAATTATATTGCGCATTTCCTCCTAATGAACACGCTAGTAATAATAATAATAAATACTTTCTCATAACGAACCCGCTGTTAAATATTCATTTGAAACCCCAGTGTTTACAATAGTATGACTTAATTTTTCTGCCATTGTAGTTCCTGTATTGTTTAATAATGTAACCGAACCACCCAAGGCATAAGTCATTGTAACACCCGCCAATGTGGAAAAAGAACAGTTAAAACCATTCATTAAGCCATTTGGAATTGTGATTGTTGCACTTGCTGTTAATACAATTATTTTGCCATTATCTGTATTTGATAAAGTTCTATTTGTTGAAATTTTAAAAACAGTTAATGCGGCGGTCATACTTCCGGTTCTATGTATGTTTGCATCCTTGCTGCTTCCTGCATCTGCTGAACTACCGTCTAAATAAAAGTTTGATGTTGCAGCGAGTGTTTTTGTCGAATAAGTTGCCAAAGTTGAGTCCCATATCCAAGTGCTTGCATCGGTTGCTATATATAAATTGTTTACATCAGTTTTTAATGCATTGTCGTTTGTTACTGGGGGATTGTTCAAATCAAATATTGTAGCACTATTTGGATTCGTTGAATTTACATAAACAATTTTAGCATAATTAACAGATAGTTTAGCGTTTAAATAATCAACTGTATAATATTTAGTTCCTGTACCATCAACTACATAAGCATTACTTTTATTCGCCACATTCTCAGGTGTATACCCCAAAGCCGCTACAATAGCCGCATCACTTAAAGAAACACCGCCACTTGCAACGCCTCCGAATTTAGTAGTCTCAATTATCTTTGCATCATTTATATTCTGTAATGATGTTGCAGAATTTCTTAATATCACATAAGCGCGTGTAATTCCGTTTGCAGCTATGTTGGTTTCAACAACAAATGAACGAGTTAAAATAGCGTTCTCTGCTTCTGCAAGTGAATTGTAAATGTTTTGCCCCGGTTGTATCCTTGTCAAACCTGTTTGAAACATTGTAACCGTTTGAATGGTAAATTTATTTGATGGTACGGATATTAAAGTTCCTCCTGATTCATAAACGGCAGGGTTTAAAACGGTAGCGTCTGCATATTCTATTCCGTTAGAAAGTCTGTATCTATACGTTAATAATGTTTGTAAAGACTGCTCTAATTCGTGTGGTTTCTTCCAATCTGTTGCAAAATTTACACCTGCTTTAAATATACTTCCCGCGCTTTTGTCAAGGCTTAAATTAGCGCCGTTTGCCGTATATTTATTTCCTGTTAAATTCAACGCCCCTATGTATGTCATAAGGTCGTGCAATTGGTTTGTGTCTGCGTTGGTAGGTGCGGAAATATTATTTACTACATTAATTGTAGTTAAATTAGAATGTATAACCGCTCCTAAGATAATCAAATCACGTCTTTGACTTGTTGTAAATTGTGTAGCTTGTTCAACTATTACCCCACTTGAATTTACGGCAACATACGTTATAAGGCCAGTAGTTAAATAAGTAGGTGTTTTTCCAGTAACAGCAGGAAAATTAACGACTGTACACGTTGGTATTTCTGGATTGTCGTAATTTGTAATTACCCCAATTCCTGCGCTAATATTATATTTTGTTGGGTCTGCATTTATTGAAACAGTACCGTTTTTTATTAGTCCAGTAGCTAAATATTGTTTCTTTTCAATATTGTTTAAGTTAAATAAATATTTTCCATAAGTACCGTCATTACCCTGTGTAACTACATAGTCAGAATTACCGACTAATTGAGCGGCTGTATTTTGTATTCCATAGTCGAACGGGGTTTCATTTCCTGTTGAGACTTGCCCAAACGTTGCTATTGAAAATAGTAAAAAAAGTATATTTTTCATAAGTAGTAGTCTATAATTATTCTTTGGTTTGTTGTAATTGCTTTTTTGAATGTAACTATTTCGCCTGTTTGGGTAAATGTATTTAAATCGCTTTCAAATCCTGTTTGCTCTTTGTGCTGTATCCCATCATTTATCCATCCTTTTAATGCCGTTGCCCCCGTTGGTATTGTGTAATTTTGTCCTAATCCTGCGAATCTTAAAGAATTTAAACCGGTTAAATAGTTTTGTAAAGCATTATAAACAGCGTCTTCGCTAGGTGAATAGTTAAAAACTCCCGATGTTATTGTTTGACTTATCATTGCTTCTGGAGGGTCAACAACAATAGGTATTTCAACTCCTAAAGTCCAATTTACCCCATTTCCAATAATTGCGTTTAATTCTTCTGTACAAACAACATCGGGATAACCGCCTGTTTGATGATACGTTCCTTTTCCTGCCAAAAACCATTCGTTTGCTGTTGTATTCGGTAATGTTTGGCCGTCAACAACCGAAATAGGTAAAAATGCAATTCCCCCCGTTGTTTCAATAATTCCACCTATAAATATGGCTAAATCATTTACCGTTCCTCTTCTTAAATCCGTACCGACTTCATGCGGCAAATTATCAGTTAAGTTAAACGGTGCTTCAACTAATTGGCCAACTCTTATAGTCGATATTAATAATGGATCAATCATAATTTCATCATTTTTAAATTCACTATATAAGGTTGCATATTTTTATTCGTTCC